CTCTAGATATTTTGCATGAAGTTTTGCGGTATCTTTTGAAGCGTCATCAAGATGCATTTCGTTTATTTCAGCATCTTTAGTCCACATTTTTAATATATCATCAATATTCAACATAATCATCTCACATTCTATATAGTATTATATATTATATCACATTTTACACAAATCTGAAATAACTATAATTAAAACTTACATTGGCAACTAAGTAGTTAGCTTCAGTAATAGTAGTATCAAATGGCAATGAACTCAAGTTTGTTGGATAAGCATCAACAAAGGTAATTTCCCTAGCAACGTTATTATGAGAAGTAAGAATCTGTAAAGTCATATCTCTTGTTTTACGATTCACTCTAAGGTTATCTTCTTCATTGACTAGACCTATCATCCAATCATGAATTTCTTCGTAGTTTTTTAGATACTCATCTACGAGGAATGTGAGTTCAAAGGTACCATAGTCTACCTTATCGGGTGTTTCTAAAATATTTCTTTTAGGTGTATTAAAGGGTGCGCCCTGCATTGACATATCAGGCAGAGCAATTGTTTGAATTGTATATTCAACGTTTGGAAATTTAAGTTTATCGATTGCAAGTCTAAACGAGATACCATTTGCATACGACATAGTATCGTCAAGAGTACTTGTAGCTTCGACATTAAAATTGACCGACTTTTGATATGGCATAATTTGTCACCAAAATTAGTTTAGTTATACCTTTATTTATACAATAAAAAAGGGGCCCCGAAGAGCCCCTCTTATTTTTTGTAACCTACAGATTAAAGGATGTTGTCAACCTTAAAGATTCTGTAGTACTGGTTAGCTCTATTTGTACCAGTATCGTTACCAGCGCTTGCGCCCACGAATGGGTTAGCAATCATACCGTAACGAGTCTTGAAGCCGATCTTAGGCTGGAAAGTATTCTCACCAACTGCACGAACCATTGTTAATGGAACGTATGGGCAGTAGAAGATACCAGCATCATATGCAGAAGCACCTTTGTAGCCAACGTTGATGTAGTTAACAGTTGCATAAGGATCGATGTAAACCTTAATACCACCAGAGATAGTACCAGCAAAAGTAGTACCAGTATCGTCTACGTTAAGACCTGCGTTACCAGAAAGTGCTGGAGTGTAGTCCAACATACCAGTTGCGGCAAGAGCAGCAGCTACGTCTGAAGAAACCAGAACGAAGTTACCCTTACCTCTACGAGTTTCTTTAGCAATAACGTTGGCTTCACGCTGAAGTTGAACCAACAGACCTTTGTACTTCTCAACAGACCAACGGCCATCAGCGTCTTGATCAAGGTCGAAAGTACCACCAGTAGTAATGTCTGTTTGCTGTGCGCCAAGCTTCGCTTTAACGTTGATAGTACGTACAACTTCACGGTTGATTTCCGCAAGGATCTCAGCAGACAAGATGTTAGCAAGTTCAGATTCAGCGTCAAGGCCGTGAACAGCTTTAAGATCTTGTGCAAGTTCCATTGTGTACTCTGCTTTTAGAGCTCTGCTCTTAGCAGTTACAGTTGCTTTTTCAATTGAGAAAGCCATCTCATTGAAATCAGCACCAACGCCGTCACCAAGGGCTTCAGAAGCTGCTGTTGACATACCAGAACCTGGTGCGTAGTCAACATCATCTGGAGTACCATCGGTATCAGTTGCGAATGGATCCGAAGAAGCAGTCGCAGTGTTAGAAACACCTGAGAACGAAGTATCAGCTTCGTTGAACAATGCTTCAGTACCAGACTGTGAAGTGTAGCGAGACTTCATTGCGAAGATCAAGCCAGTTGGACCAGACATTGGCTGAACACCAGCAATGTCATAAGCAATAAGGTTAGGCATAGCTCTGCGAACCAATGAAATAAGAATTGGATCCCAGTTGTCGATGTTAGAACCAGTTGCGTTAGTAGGTGCTGCTTCGTTAAGCTGGAAGTTTTGCTGGCCACGCTCTTCTGCAAGAGCCTTTTCAGTGTTTTCCAACAATGCGGCAGTTACCTGCTTGCGATAGTTGTCGCGGAATTGAGGAGCTTCCTCAGCTTCGAGGATAGGATTCCACTTTTCCACTAAGTTTTCAGTTTTGAACATTTTTTTGTTCTCCTATTAGTTAGACTTTTTAAGTGCATTAAGGTATGCATTCATTCTAGGAGATACTGTAGACTCTTCGGTCTCAATTGCTGTATCTTCTACAATAGGCTCTGCAACCTTGGTTTCTTTAAAGTAAGATTCTTTGATGGTTTGAACTTTATCTTCAAAAGTTTCTACATCAACAAAATCTACGTCTTCAGCCAGTGATTTTAACTTCTCAGCTTGCGCCTCAGATAAACCAACAGATGCTTCACGAATAACCTGTGCTCGGCTCAATGTTGCCACTGATTCCTTAAGGTCAATATTGTCTTGAATCTTAGCATTGAGGTTTTCTTCCAGCTCATCAATCTTAGTAGACATTTCGTCGACCAGATCAACTTTGCTTTCAGGAACATCAATGTAGTTCTCAACGAATACACCATGAAGAGCTGACATAAAGTTTTCAGCGATTTCGGTACGAAGACCGGATTCGATTGCAACTTTATTATCTTCCATCCATTGTTCTACGACGTAGTTGAGGTAGCCATCAACTTTCTCGACTAGATCAGCTTCAATTCTAGAGGTTTCTTCTGCTAATTCTTCAGCATATTGCTCTTCCAAACGCCCAACGTGCTCGCTGAGTTTTGATTTAAGAGCTGCTTCGAAAATAACAGATGCCTTATCCTTAAAGCTTTCAGACAAAGTAGCTTCAGAATCAGCCAATGCATTGAGATCTTCTTCGAAGTTATTCTCAAGAACAGCATCTTCATCTGCTTCGAATGATTCAGCACACATTGCTTCGTATGCTTTCTTCATTTCTTCTTTCTTCATCTTTGACATCTTGTTGTACGCAGCTTGTAACATACCCGCTTTAGTCTTAGGCTCTGCAGCTTTTGCAGGTGCGGACTTCTTAATTTCCTTACCTACTTCGTCTGCAGCTTTTTCGCCATCAACCTCAGGGGCTGCTGCTTCTTCCAGATCCTCGCCAGAAACTTCAACTGAATCTTCAACGAGTTCATCCTGGAGTTCATCAACTACGATGTCTTCATTTTGATTATCAGACATGTGTTTTTCTCCTAATGAGTTAAAGTTTTGAGAGGAAATCTTTAAAGGCTTTCATCTGCATTTCTGGAGAATATGCCTCTTTGATCTCAGTCTCGAACTGTTCAACTTCTTGTGCGTGTGTAGCTTTAAGGACACCATTGTCCCAAATCCATTCCACACCTTCCATGATCCCATTTACAAACGCCTCTGGCGCTGAAGGATCTTGTACGATGTCAACTGTTGATAATTGAAAATCTTTATTAACAACATTAACACCGCCTTTTGTCACAAGACTACCCATACCACGACTTGAGACACCAAGCTGAACACCACCTTCCATAAGACCTTTAACGATCTCACCCATAGGAGTATTCAGAATTTGTGCCTTACCCACAACATTATTGCCTTCCCAACGAAGGTCCGTAATCTTGTGAGATACTTTATCCAAGTTAATGGTAGGACCTTCAGGGTGATTCAATTCACCCACAGCTCTACCCTTGGAAACTTGTTCAGTCATATATTTACTAACCGCAGACTCCATTACGTCTTTCGGATATATACGACCATTTCTATTTTTTGACTCGGCCTGCATGAACACGCCTTCAATAATAAACTTCTTCTTACCGTCTTTTTCTTCGGTAAGATAGTTTAACTCTTGTTCTACGTATTCTGTAATAAGCTTCATCAGTTTATTTCTCCATAAGTTTGGTAAAATCTAACATCGCTGTTTCTGCTTCTTTAGCATTCTTAAAAGTATCTAATTTATCACCATCAATATAGCCTACAAAATTAGATCCTTTTTTAGTAATCACAGCTTCGTATTTTTTCTTTTTACCAACCTTAAATTGTTTAACTACTTTTTCACCAGCTGGAGCTCTGAAAGCCTCATTCAGGCTGCTCATCTGACGTATCGTCGAAAACGTCTTCATCTTCAGTTTCTCCAACTTCATCTGTTTCTACTTCATCAGCATCTTCAGCTGAATCAGCTTCTAATTCTTCTTCTTGAGTAGGGTTCATCATACCTTGACCCAGCTCAATTTTTCGCGCATCCATAGCGGTATTAATTTTATCAGCCATTAAACCATTAAAGGTATTTTCAGCTTCAACATTCTCGCCATTTTTTAGCGCATTAATTAAATCATTAACGTCCATAATTCACCTCATCTTTATAATATTTATACAAATTTAAATTTCATCGTC